TATATATATATATATATATAGAGAAACTTTATAACAATTATACTCTTAGGTATACATTTGTATACTTGTAGGTTATAAGGAGGTAAAAAACGAAAAATGACAAGTAAAGAAATTTTACAAAAAGTTATAAGAATTGATGGTGTAAGTTGTGATGAATTGGCTGAAAGACTGGGTTATAGGTCAAGGAATATGATATACAAAACCATAAATAACAACGACGGTATGAATATGAAACTTAAAACATTTATAAATTGGCTTGATGAATTAGATGCTCAAGTAGTAATTCAGCCGCTTAATAGTGATGATGAGTTTGTTCTTGATGGAATTAGTGAGGAGGATTGATATAAATGGCTAAAATTCAACGTAAAGAAGGGGAGGTAAGGGGGGAGACAACTGATAAAATGAAACCCGGGGATAGGGGTAGATATATCCGCCACGCCCTTGCAAGCTGGAATTTACCGCCTATTGATATTAGTGACGAGAAAGCCGTTGAAGAAAGAGTTATGTGGTACTTTAATCATTGTGTTGAAGATGAGATGAAGCCTACTGTTTCTGGTATGTGTAATGCTCTTGGGATTGATAGGTCTACATTGTATGAGTGGAGTGTTGGGAACTATAGAAAAGACACACACCACGACTTGATTAAAAGAGTTAAGAATAAGCTTGAAGAATTGTATGAGGGCTGGATGGTCGATGGCAAAGTAAATCCAGTCGTTGGAATATTCTTAGGCAAGAACCATTTTGGATATACTGACAAGCAAGACATTGAAATCACTCCTAAAAACCCACTTGGAGAGGGAGAAAATCCTAAAGAAATTGCAGAAAGATATGCTAATGATGTTGTGAGTGATAATAAAAAACACATAATCATACAAGAACCAGAAGACGAGTAAATAAGCACTTTACAAGTGCTTGAATTGCAGAAAGGTCGCAGAAAGAACTTAGAAAAAATTTTTAAAAAAATTTTGCACTTTTTGAAATACAAAAATTTAAAAAATATATTGTGTTTTTTCCTACAAGTAAAAAGTGCAAGCTAAGTTTTATTTTAAAATCAATTTTAAAGCGTTAAATTGACAAGCTACGGGCTTTATTTATTAAAAAGGTATATTTATATGCCTAAGCACTTAAAATTGCATAGCGTGTCAATTTGAGGGCTTTAAATCGATTTTGTGTAATTTACTGCATTTAAAAACAATATAAAACACTCTAAAAAGTGCTTTAATCGTGCATATTTTGCCCGCTGTGAGCTTTTTATAAAGTGCTTAATAGTATTATATCAAAACAAAAAAAAGCCTATATAATTCATATATAGGCTTTTTTGTATATAATATTAAAAAACTTGTTTGTTTGTGCGGTCCACCATTTCACACGGTCGGCGAGTTCTGGGTCTGGTATATAGTCAATGTTTACAAGCTCCGGCGTTAGCGTGTCCGGCGTTAAATAATAGCCCTGTCCATATTTTGCAAGGTTTTCTGCTCCCTTAATGTTTATTATATTTCTTGAATCTTGGGCTGTTGGTACTCTTAAAGCAAGGCGTGAATCAATGTTAACCTTGACTTGCCCGGTGATTATGTCACGGGTCGGTCGTTGTGTAGCTATGATGAGATGAACTCGGGCTGCTCTTCCTAACTGGGCTAGGCGACAAATTAGACATTCTGTGTCTTTTTTTGATGTTGTAATAAGGTCCGCATACTCGTCTATGATAATATATAGGTCGGCTTCTCTTGATTTTTTTATACCTTGCTTTTGCATCATTTTATAGCGTTGCTCCATTAAAGCAACAGTATTTTTTATAATTTGTATAATGTCCGCTTGCTCGCTTGCATAGGCTAAGGTGTGCGGTAAGTCTTTGTATAAAATTAGCTCGACTTTTTTCGGGTCAATTAAAATAAGCTTGACTTCTTTAGGGCTTTTATATAATAAAGTATATATGATATTATTTATCACTACGCTTTTACCGCTTCCAGTAGTTCCTGCTATTAGTAAATGAGTTTGATTGATAAAATCTAAGGCAAGGGCGGTCGCCTTGCCTCCAGGTGTTTTCCATTTTTTAAACATTATAAAACTCTTTTCTTAATGCTTCTTGTCTTGCTTGTTCTTCTTCGTGGTGGTCAATCGATTCAACTATATAGTTTTTTATATTATCATCATTGATATTATTAAGCTTTTTAAATTCTTCTATGGTCTCGTTAACCGTTAGGCAATTATAATAAGTCAAGCTATAATCAATATTAGTGTTATAATTATATCCTCTAATCATTAAATCATTGAATAGGTTGTTAGCTTTTTCTATTACTAAAGTTATCACTTTTAATACCTCCTCTAAATAAATGCGGTCGGCGTTAGTGTCTCGATAGTGGTCCATAAGTCTATATAATTCTTGACGCCTTGCCAAGAATCCGTTAAAAATTCCATCGATGCTGTAAAAACATATCCAATTTGCTCGGAGCCTCCGTCTTTTAAATCTTTATAAAAAGGGTGTTTTGTTTTTATGGCGTTTTTAGATATATTTATATAGTACTCATCAAGCGTTATTTTTTGATATTTTTCTATAGCTTGCTTTAGGTTTTCCGCTTCTATATATTGCGGTTTGATATAGTTTGAATCAATCCACCAGCGGTCTCTGTTGTATTCTTTCATTGTTGTATCTGTTGTAAATAAGAATCTCATTGTTATACCTCCGTTTATTTTTCTTGAATTTTTAGCTTATAAGCGTCTATTACATGATATATATTTACTTTTTTAAGTGCTTCGCTCACGCTGTCCGCCTCTATCCACATATTGTGATAACCGTCTCTTTTTTTGAATATAACTCTTATAACTGTAATGTCCACTTTTTAAGCCTCCTCTAGTTCTTCAAGTTCTTTTTCTAGTTCTTTGATTTGTTCTTGTAGGTCTTTTTGTTCTTCTGTGTCTGTCTCTTCTTGTAGTTCGTCTTTTAGGTCTTTAATGTCGGCTTCTAATATTGTTATCTTTTCAAGTTCATCGAATAACACGCTTAAATCTAAATTGTCATCAATTTCATATATATCATTTCTATGGTCTTCTAGTTCTTCAATTAAATATTCATCTATAAAAGCTGAATAATCTTTTTCACTACTTGAAACAAGGTTTCCATATCCGCTATATTTAAAATAATCTCTCATAGGATTAAACTTTGTTGTTTTGTCGGTTGTGCTGTAGTCTTCATCATATCCGAAATAAATGCGGTCAAGCAAATTTTCTACATCGTTCTCATAAAACATCGGTAAATCTTCCATGTTATAATAACGGTTATAATCTAAAAATCCGTTATAATCGTCTAGCTGCTCGATACAATTTATTGCCGCTTCTTCGTTCTCTTCTAAGTAAGTTATTATTTTTTTGATTTGTTCTTGTCTTGTCATTTTTTATTATCTCCTAAAAATTTCTTGACTTTTTCGCTCTTAGGTGGTATTATAAAAATACCACTTAAAAGCGTTAGTTTTTTTGTGGACTCCACTAAACGCAAAATTTTGTGTTTAGTACTTGACAAATAGGGCGCTCGTGTGATTTGGTCATTGCTTCGGGCGTTCTATTTTTTTATAAAAATTTTTTATATTCTGATTCTTCAATTATATATACGTCATGTAGTCCTGAATCGTCTTTTTTAAAAATTGTTTTTCTTCTCATGTCTTTAATGTCTGCACATTCTTTTTTGCTTCCTGCGAAAATAATTTGCTCTTGACCTTTATATGATTCGATTACATAATATAAAGGCGTTGGCTGTGTTGGCGGTTGGTATTTATTTATTAGTTGAATTATTAGCCCGCTCATTCCGCTTCTAAATACTTTTATTATCTCCGCTTTGAATTCATCGACTTTTGAGTCATCATCAAAAATTGTTAACCAATGTTTATATATTGAATGCAGCGTATAATGCTCGGGTATTGTGTAAGATTCATCTATTACATAGGCACAATAGCCGCCATCTCTTCCAAATTCTATAAAGTTCGCTTCTCGTGGTCCTACGGCTGTCAATCTTGCTATATCACTATAACCAAACGGTCTTTTGGTTTCGTGGTAGTCCTTCATTTTAAAGCCTCCTTTTCTTATCTTTACAAGTATATTATAACATATTATAATGAACTTGTCAAGTGTTTTTTAATATTTTTTTAATTTTCTTTATCTTTTTTTAAGTCTTTTATAATTAAAGTATAAATATAATCGCTTAGGCTTCTTAGCTCTTTTTTAGCTTTTTCTTGTGCTTGTTTTTTAATCGTTGGCGTTGCTGTTATTTGTATTAGTTCGCTTCTTAATTCTTCCATTTTTCTACCTCCTAAAAATATTCTTGCTTTTGCCCTTTTATTGTGCTATAATATGTATGACTTAGGAAGAGAGCAAGAACTCCCTAAGCCTGCTGATTGTGTGAAGAGTTATTATAATAACTCTTCTATTTTTTTGATTGCGTCTTCTTTGCTGTTGCTGTCTTTGATGATTTGTACTATCATTTTTAGTATTAATTTAATTTGGTCGTTAGTCATTTCGTCGTTATTCATTTTCTTCCCCTTTCTCTTGCTCAACTAGTCAACTCAATTGACTGTATAAATATTATATCATATTATAATTAACTTGTCAAGTATTTTTTAATATTTTTTTAAATATTTTCAATTATTTTCGTTATCTTGTCCAGTAACTTTATAATCGATTAACCGTTTTTCGTTGTCGATTAATCAAGATTAATCGGACAAGTAAAAAATTATTATAGAGATATAGGATATATACCTTATTAACTATTTATATTATATCATACTTGACAGCGTTTGTCAACTCTTTTTTTAAATATTTTTAAATATTTTTTAATTATTTTTTACTTGTAATTAAGTGGTGGCAAGGTTTTGAAGAGTACGCCCAGGGGGGAAGGCGGGACGCCAAGGGGGGTGGGTTAGTCGCAAAATCACACTCAAAAAATAAAAAGACTAAAATAACTGTTGACAATGTCATCTTAATATGATATACTATTCTTAACAAGCAATGACCATAATATTATTAATTATCATGAAAGGAGGTATATTATGGCTTATGTTAAGAAAGATTATACTCGTAGAAGTGAGAGAATTATGTTTAGAACTACTAAGGACTTTAAAGAGAAGTTAGAAAAACTTGCTGCTGAAGACCATAGAAGTGTAAGTGAATTTGTTTTAATATCACTAATGGATTATTTTAAAGAAGTTGATACTGATGAGTAAAAACGTTATAGGATATATAAGAGTTTCTACTGACGCTCAAGCAAGTGATGATAGGTATGGATTAGAAGCTCAAAGAGAAGATATTATTAAATACTGTCGTGCTAATAATCTAAACATTGTTAAGTGGTATGCTGATGAGGGTGAGAGTGGTGCTAAGTATAGAGATGGATTTGATGAGATAGTTTATGGCGATATAAATAATCCACCTTATGAGGCTGTAGTGGTGGCTAAGTCTGACCGCGTGGCTAGAGATATAAACATATACTTTTATTATCAAGGTGCTTTATTAAGAAAAGGTATAGAGCTTATAAGTATATATGAAGATTTTGGTCAATTTGGGGTATTTGCTAATATGCTTAAGGCTTTTACTCTAACTTGTGCTGAAATGGAGAGAGACAATATCACTAATAGGACTAAGGCTGGAAGAGCTGTAAAATCAAGCAAAGGTGGGTATAGTGGTGGTAGACCTGCTTATGGATATAGGTCTGTAGGTGGTAGGCTTGTAGTAGTGCCTGAAGAAGCTGAAATAGTAAGAGAGATATTTAATTATAAGAACGCTGGATTGACTTATAGAGAGATTGCTAAGATATTTAAAGATAAAGGGTATAAGACTAGAAAGGATAAAGATTTTGCTGCTAGTACTATACAAGTAATATATACTAACAAGAAAGTATACTTAGGTTATTATAAGTACGGCGATAATGATTGGGTTTTAGGACAACACGATAATATATTGGTATAAGAATAGGCTTATACTTAAAGCTAATTGGAGCTATAGTGTAAAAGTGTGTATACACTTTTACACTTAGCTCTTTTTTTATTGTTTATAGGAGGTAAGAATATGACTAAAGAAAAACTGATATCTAAAATTTTTTTAAAAATTAAAAAAGACCCTGAAGACTTGCAAGCTTATGAAGATATATTTTCTTTATGTATGAGTTATGAGGAAGAAGATTTTAAGCTTGCTCATAAGACTAACAAAAAACTAAGAGACTTAATAGGTGCTAATATCAATACTGATAATGCGACTAAGCTATATGCGTTATATAAGAGAACATTATTATTTGATGCTCCTTATGACTTTGACAGCTATTTATTATATATAGAGATAAATAGAAAGCCGGAAGAAAGGTTTTATCAGCCTAGAAGAAGAATATTAAAACAGATTGTAGATAAATTACAAGCACTAGTTGATGATGAACTAGACGAGCTTTTTATAAGTCTTCCACCTAGAGTTGGCAAGACTACACTACTGTTATTTTTTGTAACATGGATTATAGGTAGAAATAGTGAATTATCGAATTTATATAGTGCTTATTCTGATACTATTACAAAGGCTTTTTATAACGGTGTATTAGAAACTATAGCGGACCCTACAACTTATTTATGGCAAGATGTTTTTCCAAAGGCTAAGATTGTTCAGACTAATAGTGCTGATGAGACTATAAACATTGACAGAAAAAAGCGTTATCCATCTTTAACTTGTAGGTCGCTTTATGGTACTCTTAACGGTGCGTGTGACTGTAACGGTTTTGAAATATCTGACGACTTGATTGGTGGTATAGAAGAGGCTATGAACAAGGACAGACTTGTATCGGCGTGGTCTAAGGTAGATAATAACCTACTACCTAGAGCTAAAGAAAAAGCTAAAATCCTGTGGTGTGGTACAAGGTGGTCTATGATTGATCCTGCTGGGCTTAGAATGGAACTACTACTTAATGATGACAGATTTAAGAATAGGCGTTTTGCGATTATAAATGTAAGTGCTTTAGATGAGAACGATGAGAGTAATTTTGATTATGATTATGGTGTAGGCTTTTCTAGTGAATATTATAGACAAAGAAGGGCGTCGTTTGAAAGAAACAATGACATGGCGTCGTGGACTGCTCAATATATGGGAGAGCCTATAGAGCGTGAGGGTGCTTTATTTACTCCTAACGACTTTAGGTATTACAACGGTGAACTACCTAAAGAAGAACCTGATAGAATATTTATGGCGGTCGACCCTGCTTTTGGTGGTGGCGATTTTGTAGCAAGCCCTGTGTGTTTTCAATATGGCGATGATATTTATGTTCATGATGTAGTTTATAGTAGTGAGGATAAGAGAACTACCCAACCTTTACTTGCTAATATGGCTATAAAGTATAATGTGGCTGCTATGCAGATAGAGGCTAATAAGTCTACTGAAAGCTATAAAGAGGGTGTAGAGGAAGAGCTGAAGAAGAAAGATTATAAGCTTAATATTACAAGCAAGCCTGCTCCTACTGATAAAGCTAAGTACCAAAGAATTTTTGATAAAGCCCCTGATATAAGAGATAATATGATATTCAGAGAATCTGGTAAGAGAAGTAAAGAGTACTCTTTATTTATGCAGAATGTATTAAGTTATAAGATGTTCGCTAAAAATCAACACGATGACGCCCCTGACAGCTTAACAATGGCTATGAATATGGTAAGAGGTAATAATAAAGCAGAGGTCTTTAAACGACTATTTTAAGTCTCCTATGCTATAAAAGTGTGAAAAAACTCTTGACAAGCGTAGGAGAATTTGATATAATTATAGTAGAGTAAAGGGGGACGATTATGGCTGTTAGTAATAATAGAATATTAACCGGTAGAAAGGTTATATATACTGATGTTGATGAAATTGATAGAAGTAATGTTGTTGAAGTCTTGAACAAGGCTTTAGAGACACACGATGTCAATAAAGGCGATATTCAATACCTTTACGACTATTATACTGGTAAACAACCTATCCTTAATAGGATAAAAGATATAAGACCAGAGATAAACAACAAGATAGTCGAGAATAGGGCTAATGAGATAGTCTCTTTTAAAGTCGGTTATCTAATGGGCGAGCCTATTCAATATGTATGTCGTGGCGATAATAATCAAAATTCTGATGCTATTAACCTTTTAAATGAATATGTTTTTAGTGAAGATAAAGCTTCTAAAGATAAAGAGCTGGCGGATTGGTTCACGATATGCGGAACCTCTTATAGAATGGTTTTGCCTGATGCTGTCGAGGATAATTACGATGAAGCTCCTTTCGAGATATATACTCTTGACCCACGCTCAACTTTTGTTGTTTATCATACTGGACTTGGTAACAAGCGTGTTATGGGTGTTAAGTATATAGTACTAGAAGACAGTACTGTTATATATAGTGTATATACTGACAAAATGTACTTTGAAATTAAAGACGATAAGATTATAAAAGCTGCTCCACATTCATTGGGTCGAGTACCTATAATAGAATATCCGGCTAATAGTGCAAGGTTAGGTGCTTTTGAAATTGTATTGCCGCTATTAGATGCAATAAATGAGATTGCAAGTAATAGGCTTGACGGATTAGAGCAATTTATTCAATCCATACTACTATTAAAGGGTGTAGACCTTGACGATGACGGTTTTCAAAAACTTAGAGCTAATGGTGGCTTGTTAGTGCCTTTAGAGGGTGATGCAAAATACTTAGTGCAAGAACTTAATCAATCACAAACTCAAACTTTAGTCGACTATATGTATCAAACTGTACTAACAATATGCGGTATGCCTAATAGAAATGGTGGCACATCTACTAGTGATACCGGTTCTGCTGTAGTAATGAGAGATGGCTGGTCGGCTGCTGAAGCTAGAGCTAAAGATACTGAATTAATGTTCAAAATGGCTGAAAAAGAGTTCTTAAGGCTTGTAATAAACATAACTAACACTTTAAGAAATACCGACCTAAAGTTATCGGCTATAGAAATAAGGTTTACTAGAAGAAACTATGAAAATATTCAAGAAAAAGCACAAGTATTAGCTATGATGTTAAGTTCTAACAAGGTTCACCCACTACTTGCATTTACACATTGCGGATTGTTTACTGACCCTGCACTTGCATATAGTCAAAGTATGCAATGGTATGAGGAACAAGAAAATAAAATGCAAAAAGAACTTGATGCTATATCAAAACATAAAGACGAAGACGAGGTAGCTGATGTATAACTACACGGATTCTGTAATTAAGATTATGAGAAAGAAACTTATAAAGCTTTTTAATGATTTTAATTTAAGTTCTTATGATGAATTAAATGTTATAAACGCAGCAAAGGCTTTATATGCTGAAGCTGATGTTGCTGTAAGAAAATGTTTACTAACTATTGCTAGAATTGCATATATAGAAAATGGCTCAAATAATAACTATGATTATATTGATTATTATTTAATATCAGAATGGCTAAGTGAGTACAATCCTGTTACTAAGTATTCTTATGTAAATGAAGTGGATAGAAAGTGTTCACGCTTTTATGAGAGCCTACTTGCTAGTACTAACAAAGAAGAAGCTATCAATACTGCTTTAAGATATTTTTCTGCTATGGCTAGTTGGTATGCGATTGATGTTACTGATAAGGCTGTACTTAAAGCATATAGAGATGACGGTATTGAAAAAGTTGTATGGATAACTACTAAAGACGAGAAGACTTGTAGAAAATGCAATAAGCACGATGGCAAGATTTATAATATTGAAAAAATACCACCTAAGCCTCATATAAACTGTAGATGCTATTTTCTACCTGTAATTGAAAAGGTAAAGAAAAATGCAGATTGATAAGTCTTTATTTTCTGATGAAGTTATAGGCGAGGTCGAGAGGATTATCAAGAAAGGTAACACGGTCGAGCTTAAGCGAGAAAAAGATAAACTAGTAATAGTTGAAATACAAAGAAAAGTGAAAATTAAGAAATCTACAATTGGGTAGATTGAAACAGTCAAAAGGGACTATAAGCGTTATGCTTATAGTCTTTTTTTATAGAAAAAATGAGAGGGAACTCTAAACGCAAAAAAGAGAAAACTTTTAAAAACAGAAAACAGAGCGGAGGGAACCGCCTAACAAACGCAAGGAGGAATTTAAAAATGGCAAAAATTGATGCTAGTAAAATCAAAGGTTATGAAGAAATGAGTGTAGAAGAAAAATTAGCTGCACTTGAAAATTATGAGTTCGAGGATAATTCAACAGAACTTGAAAAGTATAAGGCTGCAATATCTAAGGCTAATTCTGAAGCGGCTGAATGGAAGAAAAAGCATAACGCTTTAATCTCTGAAGAAGAGCAGAAAAAACAAGCAGCTGAAGAAGAACTACAAGCTTTAAGAGAACAAGTCGAGAGTATGAACAGAGATAAGACAATATCTGAACACAAGGCTGAACTTTTAGCTTTAGGTTATGAGGAAGAGTTGGCTAAGGAAGGTGCTGAAGCTTTAGCTAATGGTGATACTGCAAAAGTTTTCGCTATTCAAAAACAATTTTTAGAAGCACATGACAAAGTTCTTAAAACAGAACTTTTAAAGGGTACTCCAACTCCACCTGCTGGTAGTGGAACAGATACTATGACGCTTGAAAAGCTTAAAAATATGTCCGTTGCTGACAGATACGAGTTTTCGGTTAGTAACCCTGAAGAATATGAAAGATTATATAACGGAGGTAATTAACAATGGCTGGTGCAATTAACAAAGGATATGATAACTTTTTCTTAGCTAATGAGATTGAAGATACTTATAAGTCTCATCTAGCTTTACAACAATTCTGTACAGTAAACAACGACTTAGTTGGAACTGCTGGTATGAAGTATAAAGTAAATGTTTATACTGGTACTGAAGGAACAGAAATACTTAAGATTGGTGAAGGTAACACTAAACAAATAAAGGTTTCCTACACTCCAAAGGAATATGAAATATTGCTTGCTCAAAACCGCTTTATGTTCCATGACGAAGAAAAAATGACTGATCCTATGATAGAGCTTGTAGGAACTAAACAAATGGGTGTTGATATGTTCAATACTGTAAATAAGTCAATCTATGATGAGTTCGCAAAAACTACTCAAAAAGTAGACGCTAACGCTTTAGATTTTAACACTTTTGTAGACGCTATAGCAAAATTTAATCTTGAAGCAAGTGAAGAAAAACCACTTTTCGCTTTTGTTTCTGTTAAAGATATGGCTAAGATTAAAAAGTCTTTAAAAGATGACTTAAAGTATGTTGAAGCTTTTGTAAAGAACGGATATATCGGTACTGTTGCTGGTGTAAACCTTTATGTAAAGAAAGACGCTCCTGAAAATCAAGTAATTATAGCAAGCAAAGATGCTGTTACTGTATTTAACAAGAAGGGCGTTGAAGTTGAACAATCAACTGGTAATAAACGTTCTGCTGAAGATGCTAACGTAAGATTAAATACTATCTATTCAAGAAAGTATTATCTTGCAGCTCTAACTAACAATACGAAGGCTGTTAAGATAGCTCTTAAAGCTGGAGCTAGTCAATAATTAAAGAACTAGGAGGTGGATAATATGTCAAATAGAGAAAAGTTGTATATGCTTGGTGTTTTATCTGGTGAAAAAGATGAAGAACTGTTATCCACTTTTCTTCATATAGCTGGTAGGAAGATTATACAAAAAGTTTATCCATTTAAAGAAGGTATAGACGAAGTGCCTGATAAGTACGCTAACACACAAATAGAGATAGCTTTATATCTATATAACAAGCGTGGTGCTGAAGGCGAGACTTATCATAGTGAAAATGGTATAAACAGAAGCTATGAGAACGCCGATGTTCCTGAAAGTATGCTTAAGTATGTAGTACCGTTCGCTGAGGTGTTTTAAATGAGATGTCTTGAAAGAAATAAGAGTGAATTCTATTATTCACTTTTACAAGGTAAAGAGCCTTTAAAAGACGAGAATGGCTATGATACTGGAGAATACACGCTTGTATACAGTCTACCTATCAAAATGAGAGCTAGTGTTTCATCTTCAAAGGGTGAGGCACAAGTTGAACAATTTGGTAATTCCTTGGACTATGACAAGGTAATTATAACTGACGATATAGCTTGTCCGCTTGATGAACATTCTGTATTATGCATTGATTGCAAGCCTGATTATGATGACGAAGGTAATCTAATTTACGATTATATTGTCAAGAAAGTGGCTAGGTCAATCAATAATATATCCTATGCGGTTCGCAAGGTTCAAAAAAGATGACAAAGCTAAAGTATAACATAAACAACTTAAGCAAGGCTATATCTGACCTAAGCGATTATCAAAAGAAAATGAGAAATAAAACAAAAATTCTTATGAGTAAGCTTGCTGAATTAGGAATAGAAAATATGAAAATAGGCTTCTCCAACGCAATTTATGACGGTGTAAATGATACTGTTGTAAACACTCCTACTTGGCAAGGCGATAAATTAATTATATCCGCTAGTGGTAGTTCGATTTTATTCATAGAGTTTGGTGCTGGTGTACACTATGCAGCGGACTCCCACCCCATGGCTAGTAAATTCGGATATGTCCGTGGTGGATATGGTTATGGTTTAGGTAAAAGGGATAGCTGGAGGTATAAGGGGAACCCTGGTACTAACGGTGTTGTCGTTCAAGACGGCAAGCACAAAGGCGAGGTTATAACACACGGTAACCCTGCTAATAGAGTTGTTTATGATACATCAAAGCTTATGAGAGCAGAGATATTAAAAATAGCAATGGAGGTGTTCAAAGAATGATTGATATTGAAAATGAACTTTTTTCAATGATAAAAAGTCAATTAGAAAAAGACTATAAAAGCATAGCTGTATATAGTGAAGAGATAAGAACGCCTATAGTTTTTCCGTGTGTAAGTATTGTTGAAGAAGACAATTATACACTCATGAAAACACAAGATAGTGGAAGTAATGAAAATCACGCAAATGTGATGTACGAAGTAAACATTTATTCAAATAAAACAACTGGTAAAAAGACTGAAGTTAAAAAGATATTATCTAAGATTGATGATACTCTTATACTTTTAGGTTTTACTAGAATGAATAAATTTCCTGTAATTATGGACGATGCCACAATATATAGAGTAGTTGCTAGATATAGAGGTGTTGTTTCAAAAAATCATACAATATATAGGGGGTAATAAAATGGCTATATCAACATATAAAGTATTTTTAATGAAAAAAGGTACGCAAGGAACTTATGAAAAAGTAGTAGATATCAAGGACTTCCCTGACTTGGGCGGTACTCCTGAAATGCTAGATACTACTACACTTTCTGACAGAATGAAAACATCAATACCTGGTATTCAATCTCTTGATGCTCTTGAATTTACTGCTAACTACACTAAAGAAGACTTTAAGAAAGTTTACGCTTTAAGAGACAAGGAAGAAGAATACGCTGTTTGGATTGGTGGTACTGAAAAGCCTGGTAGTGTAACTCCTACCGGAGAAGACGGTAAATACGAGTTCAAGGGTAAACTTGATGTTTATGTAAAAGGTGGCGGTGTAAATGAAGTTGTAGATATGGTAATCACTATCGGAGCTTCTACTCCTGTTGACCTAAAAGAAAACTAGAGGTGAACTATGGCTAAGACAATAAGTTTTGACTATAAAGGCACTAAGTATACGCTAGAATTTACTAGAGCAAGTGTAAGAGCGTTAGAAAATCAAGGCTTTAAGCTAAGTGATATTGAAGACAAGCCTATGAGTACGCTTCCAACACTTTTCGCTGGTGCTTTTTATGCTCATCATAGATTTTTAAAGCCTGCTGTTATTGAAGAAATTTTTGACAACATAAAGGACAAAATGGACTTAATAACTAAGCTTGGCGAGATGTATAACGAGCCTATCGAGGCACTTGTAGATGACCCTGAAGAAAAAGAGGGAAACTTGAACTGGGAAGCGAGCTGGTAGATGGGCGGCTTCCCGATAAAGACGGTAACTCAAATAGGGTTGCCGCTTTTTCTTATACTGAAGAATTTTATAAACATCTACCCTTTTACTTAGCAATAGGTATGACCAACGAAGAATTTTGGGAGGGCGACTGTGTATTAGTAAAGGCTTATAGAGAGGCTGACAAGATTAAAGAAGAAAGATTAAATCAAAGGCTATGGCTTCAAGGTATGTACTTTTATGAGGCTTTGTGCGATGTTAGTCCTCTTTTACAAGCGTTCGCTAAGAAAGGAACTAAAGCTATTCCTTATTCTTCAGAGCCTTATGCGGTGACCGCTGAACAAGCTAAGAGAAAGAAAGAAAAAGAAGAAAAACTAAAGTATGAGAAAATCAAGGCTAAAATGGCAAAATGGGCTGAAAAGACCAACGCTGTAATAGCTGAAAGGGGGGAACAAGATGGATAATACGATTGATTCCTTACAAATTGAAATTGAAAGTAACTTTAAAAGTGCTGACAATGGTATAAATAAACTTAAAAATTCAATAAAAAAATTAGTAGAAATAAACGAGAACTTAGCTAATATGAATAGCAATAGTTCTATGAAGATTAGAGAACTTGCTTCTTCTTTAGAGAAATTAAAGAGGGCTGGTGATGGTATAGGCGAGCTTGCTAATCAACTTAAAAGCTTATCTAAGATTAATCTTGATAACTTATCTAAAGGACCAGAGAGAGCGGCTAAACTTGCTGATGCGATTAAGAAGACACAAGAAAAAGATACTACTTTTGATAATAAAGAAATTCAAATAGAAGCTAGAATTGATACAGAACAAGTGCAAGGTAAACTAAGTGGCTTGGCGTCATTTTTGTCGCCTGTTGCTGAAAAGTTTAAATGGCTTGGTTCGTTGGGTTCGTCTGTTTTTTATACTATAGGAGATAATGGCGAGAAAGAGTTCACGAAACTTGGTTCTGCTTGTAACGCCGCTCTAGGTGGTTTAAAGACAAGGTTTAGCAGTTTGAAAAACTTAATGAAAGGTCTTATTACCGATGCAGCAAGGCTAGATAAACTGCTGTTAAAGGGTTTAAGTAATTCGTTTGGCAAAGTCTCTAAAAAAGCTGGGTCTTTTATGAAGTCTATAGGAAGAATAGCAATGTATAGATTGATTAGAAGGGCTTTATCGGCTATTGCTAATGGTATTAAAGAAGGTACAAAAAACTTATACGCTTATAGTCAAGCTGCTGGCACAAGGTTTGCTCCATCTATGGACAAAATAGCTACAAGCATGCAATACCTTAAAAATTCACTTGGTGCTATGGCTGCTCCTCTTATCAACGCCTTAGCTCCTGCGATAGATATGATAGTTGATAAACTTGTAGGCTTAATCAATATGTTCAATCAATTATTCGCAAGGCTAACCGGTGCTAGTACATGGACTAAAGCTATAAAGGGACAGAAAAAATTTGCAGCAGCCGCTGGTGGCTCCGCTAAAGCTGTAAAGAGCTTAACTATGGGTTTTGATGAACTTAATATCTTATCTAAAGATTCTGGTGGCGGAGGTGGCGGTGCTGCTGAAAACATGAAAAACATGTTTCAAGAAATGAAAGTCGACCCGAACTTTATGAAGGATATAAATTTTAAGCAAATAGGTGTTGATTTTGCTAATAAGCTTAATGAAGCTATGTCGCAAGTAAATGGAGAAGAAATTGGTAGAAAAATAGGTACTGCTTTAAGTAACGGTTTTGAAGCTATAAGAGGTTTTGTTGATACTTTTGATTGGCAAGGATTAGGACAACTTATAGCAGACCATGTAAATGGAGTAATTTATACGTTTGACTTAACTAATGCGGTACAAGCCTTTCAAGGAGCTTGTTTTGGATTATTAGACACGATAAGCACTATTATCGGAGGCATAAACTGGAACCAGCTAGGAGAAGACTTATGTAAAGCTATAGGCTCCATAGACTTAAAAGAGTTAGGCGGTAAAATAGGAACGCTTTTAAGCAATACCGCCAAAGCTGCACTAGATTTTATACTTGGTATATTTAGCACTAACGGTATAGGCAATTTAATTAGTGGTATTTTACCGGGACTGATGAACTTAGTTTGTAGTATAGAGTGGGGACAATTAGTTATAAGAATAGGTATGATTATCATCGAAGCTATACCACAAGTTGTTGATGTGGTGCTAGGTGCATTACAAAGTATTCCAGATGCGTTGGGTGTATTTTTTCACTCAATCGGTATGGACGGTATAGGCGACTTTTTCGATGGTATTGCTGAAAAGATAAAGGGTGCTAGAGAGTGGATTAATACAAATGTCATTGAACCTTTAGGTAACTTTTTTCAAGACCTTTTGAACGGTAGATTTAAAGATATTCATTGGAACGAAGTATTTTCAAGTTTTATAGAATTTATATTAAATATACCTGCTTGGATATTGAAAGAAGCTGGCGAGTTATTTACCGGTATGGGCAAGATTTTCGAGGACTTAGGTTTAGGTTGCATAGGGGGATTGTTTAAAGGCATAGGCGATGCTCTTAAGAGTGTTGGTACATGGCTTAAAGAACACTTAGTAGACCCTGTAGTTAACTGGGTAAAGAACTTATTCGGTATACACTCGCCGTCTACTGTATTTATGGAGATAGGTGTTTTCTTAATTCAAGGCTTGTTAGCTGGTATTGCTAATATATGGCACATAATAACTGACTTTTTTGGCAAGGCTTGGGAAGGCTTGAAAAAAGGTTTTGAAAATACTTGGAACGCTATAAACAAAAAGACTACTGAAATATGGAACGGTATTAAAGATGGTATAACTAAAACTTGGGATAATATCAAAACTAAGGCTAAAGAGACCTGGAACGGTATTAAGAAAAGCGTAGGTGATACTTGGAACAATATTAAAACTACTACCACTACTACATGGAACTCTATAAAAAGTACGCTAAGCAAAGTATGGGACGGTTTTAAAACTAAGGCTAAAGAGACTTGGGATAATTTGAAAAAGAAAGTCGGCGATACTTGGGACAATATCAAAACTAAGACATCAACGACTTGGAACAATGTAAAAACTAACCTATCTAATACTTGGGACAACTTAAAATCGAGTGCTGGAAAAACTTGGGATAATTTAAAATCTACTATATCTAGCGGTTGGGACAATATAAAAACTACTACATCAACTGTTTGGGATAATGTAAAATCTACTGTTTCTAATGCTTGGAACAATATGGATAGAGATTCATCATCTACTTTTTCAAGAATAACTAACACTATATGTAGTGCTTGGAGCGGTATTCAAAATCATATATCTGGAGTAGTTGGTAGTATAGGCGGATTCTTTAGCGATATGGTTAGAGGCGTGACTGACGGTGTTAGAAATATAAGTCGTGGTTTTAACGATATGAGTAGAGATGCTGACAGAGCCGCTAGAAATATAAACAACTCTTTTAATAAAGTAAATACTGGTAATAGAGGTCGCTCAAACGGTATAAGAGGCTGGAGCGCTCCTACCCCTTATGCTAGTGGTGGATATCCAAAAACTGGAGAACTATTTTTAGCTAGAGAAGCTGGTGCTGAAATGGTAGGCTCAATCGGTGGTAGAACCGCTGTCGCAAATAACGACCAAATAGTAGCCGGTATTTATCAAGGTGTTTTAGCCGCTATGAACAATGCAAATAAAGGCAATACTGATTTTGATGTGAAAGTTTACTTAGACGGTAAGCAAGTAACAAGTGCTGTTGAAAAGAGACAGAGAGAAAGAGGAGCTAACATTTATGGCGGAGGTGTTTTAAATGGCATTTAGAAGTTTAGTAACTGTGGGAAGTTTCGGCTTCCCCGAACCTTCTTATTATGACGCTAATACTGCTACACTAGTTGATAGTGGTAGAAATTTAAAAGGCAAAGTAATAGGAGCTGTAGTTAGAGACGATGTTTCTAAAGTTGAAATCGGTTGGCGTTATCTGACTGCTGAAGAATGGGCTAATATCAATAAGTGTTTTAGTGAATCCAACGGTGGTAAGTTTTATAATACTGTAACATTTTTCGACCAGACACAAGGCGGTTGGGTCACTAAAGAAATGTATGTAGGCGATAGAAAAGCGGGAATGTGGCGAAGAAATCCTGACGATGGCGAGATAATGGGCTGGACTGAATGTAAGCTATCTTTAATCGAGGTGTAATTATGCAAAAAGTAAGTGAAGACTGGAAATATGTTCATCAAAAACGATTATTGAATGAAAGTTTTGTTAAAATCTCTTTTAATGTAACAGACCCTGAAGCGTTTGGTGATGCTAAGAGTGTTGATAACGGAGCTTGTTATGTTTCTAATACTAGTGAAGTTGTAAACGGACTAACTAAAACTATACCTTGTTATGCTCAGCTAGAGAGGAATATATGGCTATTAGATGGTAGTAGGACTTTTATACCTAATGATTTTGGTAAAAATATGGGTTATATAAGCGATATGCTATCAAAGGCTGATGGTTATTTTGAAAAAATACCTGTTGTTTCTATAAAGTTTTCAAAAACTCATAACCATGTAATACCTGGAATTACAATCTTATGGGGTACGGCTTATGATGAATACGCTGAAACATTTAATATTAAAGCATATAACGGTAAAGATGTTGTTGCTAGTAAAGAGATTAAAGACAATAATTCAAGAAAATCTATTATAAACTTAGATATAGAAAATTACGACAGAATAGACATTGAAATAGTAAAATGGTGCTTGCCTTATCATAGAGCAAGAATAACAGATATATTTATAGGTGTGAATAAGACTTATGAAAAATCAGATTTAATAAGCTATGATCACGAAATGCAAAGGGATATTTTGGCTCATACATTGCCTATAAACAAAATGAATTTTGCTATTGATAATAGTGACAATGTATATGACCCTAACAATTTAACTGGATTTAGTAAATATTTAATGCAAAGACAAGAGCTAGAAGTAAGCTATGGGCTTAAATTAGACGATGGTAGCATAGAGTATATACCTGCTGGAGTGTTTTACTTATCAGAATGGGAAGCTCCGCAAAACGGTCTTGAAGCAAGATTTATGACTAGAGATGTTTTAGAGTTTTTACAAAAAATATATACCAAAGGTTTATACAAGAAAGAGGGAACTAGTCTTTATGACTTAGCGATTGATGTTTTAAATGAAGCTAATCTACCACTTAACCGTGACGGTCGTAAGAGGTGGATAATAGACGAGAAATTGAAAAACATTAAGACTACCGCTCCACTACCGTTATGTACTTTAGCCGAGTGTTTACAATATATAGCTAGTGCTGGCGCTTGCTCATTGTATACTGACAGACAAGGTATATTGCACTTAAAAAGAAAGGCTTTAACTAGAAGTAGTGACTATAGCTTAACTGACTTTAATCTACTAGAAAGACCTGAAATAGTATTGCAGAAGCCGGTAAAAGAAATATCTACTAACGTTTACACATATTTTGTTGACGATAGTGAAAAAGGTAAAGAGCTTTTTAATGGTAAAGTCAAGATAAAAGGTAGTGATGAAGTAGTTATTGTATACTCATCAAGTGCTGTAAATGTTACTGCGACTGTAGAGGGTGCTAATTTAGAAAGTGCTAACTATTACACTAACGCTTGTCATTTAAAGCTTAAAGGCAAAGGCGAGGCTAATGTAAAAGTAGTAGGCGATGTGTTGACTAACTCTGTTTCACATTATATTGAAAAGCTTGATAATCAAGGCGAGGTTCAAGAAATAGACAATATGCTGATAACAGATAATACAATGGCTAAAACGGTGACTATTTTAGCAGCAAGAACTTTGTCGCAGCGTAAAATGCTAAAGATAGAATCTTGGCGTGCTGACCCACGACTTGACCCACTAGATATTATTGATGTAGAGAATAAGTTTAGCAAAGAAGCTGTAACTATGAGTAATGTAAAATATGTTTTTACTGGTGCTTTTAGAGGAAGTGGGGAGGGTCGAGTAAATGAGTAAAACTGTATGGATAGAGCCTGTATTTGATAGAACTTATGAAGATGTAGAATTTGCTAAGAGAAAGATAGCAGAATGGATTGAAGAAAATGTTTCTACTGTATATGAACTTAAAGGGTGCTTAAATGTAAGTGATATAAACAGAATAGAAAATAACATAAAGTATTTAAGTGATATATTAAGTAAAAACTTATACATTAAAAGTCTACAAACTAAGAGCTGGAATATGAATTCTGTAGTGATGTTAGACGATGTTAGAAGAATTTTAGATAATGTAACAACTATAGTAGATAATTTTCATAAGCCTATAAAATCAAAGAGTCTTCCTTATAATATGGGGTCATATATTGATATAAATATTATAGAAGAAATACTATTTTATGTAAAAGAACTTGTTGATGATATGGAGGGTTGCTATCAGATATCAGATACATTTTATAGTGGTAGTAAAAGAATACTACCTTTGAAAAAGGGGGTTAAGTAATGATTTATGTAGCAAGAAACATTAAAGACAGAATAGCTAAAGGCGATAATAAGTTCTATATGAAAAAGCTAGACGATGGTAGAATAGAGCTTATACCTGCTCCTGACGAAGTTATTGAAGAAGGAACGCCTGTAAATAAAGAGCTTATGCAATTTTGGGAAGATAAACTAGTGTGGCTTTTAAATAGAACTTTTGATGAAATAACTAGTAATACTTTTACTATGAAGTTCGATAAGCTTGACGGTGTAGAAGTAGAGAGCGGCGTGTGGAATAAAGACGCTGGTAGGATAGAGTGTTAGGAGGTGTAGAGTATGGCTAAGACAATAAAAGATTTACCAGTAGGTGCAAAGGTAAAATTCGGTAGGTATAGGCTTGAAATGAGCGGAAGAACCGAAGAAATTAAATGGAGAATAACTGCTAAAAATCATAGAGGTTATCCCTCTAATTCCGTCACACTATGGTCTGAGTATATAGTAGACAATAGGACTTTTGATGAAACGGAACGGAACTCTCAAGGAAATAATTTTGATAACCCCGACTATTCTAAATCTAATGTCGACCAATGGTTAAATGCTGATAATTCTGATGGTCTGTATGGCGGATGGTTTAAAAAAACTCATTATTTAGATACAGTCAAGGAAAGAGATGCTAAAACACCTGGTTTTTTAACTGCTTTTAGTTATGACGAAAAACAATGCTTGCTTTACACAACTATTGATTATAATTGTAGCTTAACTGGCGCTATAACTATGTATCGAAGAGTATTTTTGCCATCAAGTTATGAGGTGGGAATATATGAAGACCTATATAGACCCGGTAAAATTATAAAACCCGGTTATCAATGGGAGATAAACTTAACCGATAGAGAAAGGTGGAGTGATTTTACAAGTCTATATAAAGACATTAGAGGAACGGGAGAATTGTTTAGAAATTATGTATTAACTAGAGACGGAGATTTTGACGGTTTTATGGGAAACTACCATTGTTGTGCATACGGTTATGAACGAGATAATCCTACTAAACTTTACACATATCCTGTTATATTAGCTAATATATATGCGTGTATGCCTGTAACAAACATTAAAGACACAACTAAAGTCTCAAACACAACTGATAGCGAGGGTTATTATACTGTAATCTTCAATACTCCACCTACTAAGCCGTCATATATCAGTTCTAACACTACTAATATTTTAGGTGGTAATACTGCGACTATAAGTTGGGGAACATCATCTGACCCTGATGGCGACGCTGTTAAGTATATTCTACAAAGAAAAGTAAACGGTACTAGTGGCTGGACAACTATAACAAGTAATCTAAAAACTACATCATATACTGATTCAATCACTTTTGGCTGGAAGACTGTGCAATATAGAGTAGCTGCTTATGATAATGAAATACCAAACGATAATAATTCATATACATTATCTAGTGTATATTCTATCACAAACAATACTCCACCTACTATAAGCGGTGCTGATAAAGACTTAGGTACTTTCTCTAATACTGGTACTGCTATAGCTTATACTGTAAAAGACAATGAAAACAACGCTGTAACAGTAAATATAAGTATAGATGGTAAAAGCTTATCTAACACATCAGTCACTTTAGGTCAAGAATATAAAATTAACTTAACTGGCGAGGCGTGGATAACACTAAACAACGGTCGACATAGTGTAAAAATCGAGGCGACAGACAGTCAAGGTGCTAGTGCGACAAGAACTTATACATTTATAAAATCAGTCACTAAAATGACATTTATGAATAAAGTTCCCTATTCTTCGACTAATATGCCTGGTAGAGCTAAGATATATGTAAACAGACAAATACCTACAAATGCTATATTTAAAGTATATGCTTGTAACAACGCCTTTGACACTAAACCTACTTGGGAAGATGTGACAAGTTCTGTAACTAATAACTTAGTATTCATGTTTACTAATAAAACTAAGACCGCAAGCGACTGGGGTGTAAAAATTAAAGTAGTTGTTGACAGAAATAATACTGCCGGCGAGTGCTATATATCTGAAGTAGGAGGTAACTTTGCGTAATGAATTTTGAGAATTTAACTTTATATCAATGGCTATGCTTGCTTGGTGTGCCGACCATTATTGCTGGAGGAATAAAAAGCTATGTTAGTTTTAGAAAAAAAGCTAAAAAGGATATGACTATACTAAAGACTGGTATTCAAGCACTATTAAGAGCTCAAATGAATAACGACTACTATAGATATAGTTCAGAGGGTACAGTTCCTTTGCATGTAAAAGACAATTTTGAAAATCTATGGAAGCACTACCACGATCTAGGCGGTAACGGCGTAATGAATGACATTCACGATAAGTTTTTAAAATTAAAAATTAGAAAAGAGGAGTGATTATATGGCTTATACAAATAGTGCACTTGCGAGGGTTAGGGTTTTAAGTCCTAACCACTCTGGAGCAAGAAAACATGTTATAGACACGGTAACTATACATTGTACGGCTGGTCAACTGACTGCTGCTCAAATAGGTAACATTTTTAAAAATCCTGCTAGACGAGCTTCTTCTAATTATGGGATAGGTTGGGACGGCAGCATAGGATTATATGTAGAAGAAAAAAACCGTTCTTGGTGTTCATCTTCAAGCTCAAATGATAACAGAGCTTTGACTATAGAAGTTTCTTCTGACCCTAAATATCCTTATGCTGTAAAGGATAAAGCATACAATGCACTTATAGAGCTTTTAGTTGACATCTGTCTTAGAAATCACATAAAAAGACTTGTATGGTCGACTAATAAATATCAGAGAATGAACCACTTAAGAGGGTGTAATATGACTGTTCATCGTGATTATGCTAATAAGTCTTGCCCGGGTGAGTTTCTATATAGTAGACATTTTGAAATAGCAAGCAAGGTAAATGCTAAACTGGATAAAATAAGAGGTAGTGTTAGCGATAAGCGACCCCCCTTAAAAGTTGGTGACTTAGTGAATTTTAAAGGCAATAAACACTATGCTAATTGTAATTCTGATGAAGCTAAGCCTTGTAAAGCTGGTAAAGCGACTATTACACGAATAGTAGAGGGTAGCAAGCACCCTTATCACTTAGTTAGAGTTATGCTTGGTAGTTCTAATGTATGGGGTTGGGTAGATGAAAGAGACATCGACTAAGCCTAAAATAGAGTTTTCTAAGATTATTATGTTGATTGCTGGTATTATCAATATCACGGTTATAAGTTTTACAATATTTATGATATATAGAACTTGCGATTTATCTCCGCTTGCGTATTTAATACCATCAGTCGCTGCTGAAGTGACGACTGGTACTGCTTTCTACTATAATAAAGCTAAGATTGAAAACAAGATAAAGCTTATGAGTATTTATGACCTTAAGCCTACTGAAGAATGTTTTAATGATAATGAAGAAATGGGAGGTTATCCAAATGACTGATTTAACTAGTATAATATCTGCTATAATTACACTAATTGTAGCTTTAATAACAACATTTTTAATACCTTATTTAAAGGTAAAGATTGATAAAGAGAAATTAGAACAAACAGAGTACTGGATTAAAGTGGCTGTTCAAGCCGTTGAAAAGATATATAAAGAATCTGGTCAAGGAGCAAAAAAGAAAGCCGAAGTTATTAAGTTCTTAAGAGAAATGGGCTATAAAATGGATATGGATAAATTAAATAACTTAATAGAATCGGCTGTCTTAGAACTTGATAAATCATTGAAGGAATAAAAAGTCGTAAAGCGATATAGGATTTATATTTACTACAGTAGTATATATGAATCCGCCGCAATGAATAGTGTTCGTGTAATTCTCGTATAGTCCACCA